GTTTTACGACCTAACTCGCTACGTTGGCACTACGCGAGTCCCCCTAGGACGAGCACCAACTTACCCCTCGGTCACTGTGGTTCCCTCGGGCGTTAAGCCCGAACGGTGACTGCTTTTAGTGGGGATAGTTCTATCTCCAGTATAGAGATCCTTCCCCTAGTAAAAAAAATGTTTTGCGCCTCGCGGCGCTTATTAGAGGAGATGCGATGACGGAGAAGTCCAGTGATATCGCTAAGCGAGTAATCCTCTCAGGTGTTGCAGAGGGTATGACCATTGAGGCAGCCACGGCATCTGCTGGTAAATCCTATAAGACCTACGAGTACTACCGTAGAACTGATAAGAACTTTTGTGACAAGATTGACCGAACACGGCTAGGTCTTAAAGACAAGAACTACGCATCCTCAGATGTCCACGATCTTACCTTTGCCGAGTTCCGCCAGCGCTACCTACACTCCAGGACTTTTCCACACCAGCAAAACCTCATAGATGTAATCGAGGGTCGTGAACCTGGCTGGCTACATCCCAGTATGAAGTATGAACCAGGGCTGGCTAATAACCGTATTCTTCTTAATATCCCTCCTAACCACGCCAAGTCAATGACTGTGACTGTAGATTACGTCACCTGGCAGGTTTGTCAGAACCCTAACTTCAGAGTCCTGATAGTTTCACAAACGCAGCAATTGGCTGCTGACTTTCTCTACGCCATCAAGCAACGCCTGACACATCCAAATTATGAAGCATTGCAACAGGCTTACGCTGCTGGCGTAGGGTTTAACTCTAAGACCGCTTCCTGGCAGGCTACCCGTGTGACCTTTGGTGATGAACTACGTGAGTCATCTGAAAAGGACACAAACATTGAAGCCGTTGGTATCGGCGGTCAGATCTACGGCAAGCGTGCAGATATGATTATTGTAGACGATGCGGTGACATTAAAGAACGCAAATGAGTTTGAGAAGCAGATCCGTTGGTTAACCCAGGATGTGCGCTCCCGTCTTAACCCTACTGGTAAATTAATTATCGTAGGTACCCGTGTTACGGCAATTGACTTATACAAGGAACTACGTTCTGAGGACCGCTACCCTGGTGGCTTGGTACCTTGGAAGTATCTGGCTATGCCAGCATTACTTGAAACGCACGAGGACCCTGAGAAGTGGGTTACCTTGTGGCCCGCATCAGATGCTCCCTTTGATGGGCAGATGGAATCTGATAAAGATGAAGATGGTTTATATCCGCGTTGGAATGGTCGCAACCTATACAATGAACGCCAAGCGATGGATGCAAGCACCTGGGCCTTGGTCTATCAACAACAAGATATCTCAGATGATGCCATCTTTGACCCAGTATGTGTGCGAGGTTCTATAGATGGAATGCGTAAAGCAGGTCGTTTGGTTCCTGGTCATCCAGGTCACCCACGTGATCTCAGTGGCTTCTCTGTTATTTGTGGTCTTGATCCCGCTATGGTTGGTGATACAGCCGTCGTTTGTTACGCTATTGATCGGGTTAGTCATAAACGCTATATCGTTGATGCTATTAAAATTACTAGGCCCACACCTGCTGCAATCCGTCAATTAATTTTTGACTGGACTGGGCTATATCAACCTAGCGAGTGGATTGTAGAAAAGAATGCGTTCCAGTCTTTCCTTACCCAAGACGAAGGTATCAGACAAAACCTGGCCTCTCGAGGAGTGCTACTGCGGGAACACCATACTGGAACCAACAAGTGGGACTCAGGCTTCGGTGTTGCATCAATGTCAACTTTGTTTGGCACCAAGCAATTCGATGGCAAGCACCACCGCGATAACCTTATTCACTTACCTTCAGATCAAACTGAAAACGTTAAGGCGCTCATTGAGCAATTGATTACCTGGTCGCCTACTACTAAAGGCAAGACCGATATGGTGATGGCTCTGTGGTTCTGTGAGATTAGAGCACGTGAGATGCTCAACCAAGGTATGCACAAGACCCACCATATGAAAAACCCTTTCCTGTCTCGTCACGAGGTAGGCAAACGAACAGTTATCAACATAGATGAACTGCTCGCAGAGAAAGATCGCACATTCATCTAACTAGGAGATAACTATGCCAAAAGGAATTGATCCAAAGGCTTACGCTGCAAGAGTCACTAAGGCTAAGAAAGTTATAGCAGCAATGGACCCTGCAATGAAAGCAAAGATTAAAGATATGTACCCAAAGATTACAAAAGAACAAGTTGCTACGCAAGCGATGGGTGGAAAAAAAGTTATGGCTGAAGAAAAAAGAATGAAGTCAGTAGAAAACCGTAAGAAAAGAATGACTGCTGAAATGAATGCATTTGGAAAAACAAGTGCAGCATCAAAGACTGCTAAGACTTCAATGACTAAGCCAGCAACTAAGGCTCCAGCAAAGCCAACTACAAAGGCTAAGCCACTTACAGGTCCTGCTGCTGTACGAGAACTACAACGCCAGGTTTCACCTGCTGGTGTTAAGAAGGCTGAGATGGATGCAAAGAAAGCCATCGCTAAGAAGTACCCAGGATTAACTAAAAAGTCTAAGTAAGGAACTCAATTGTTATCAACTAAAGAGGTAGTAGCCAAGGTTAATCGCCTTCAAACACGCTACGCCGCACGTGACCAGAGAATGCGTGATGTGCTCTCTGTACGTCAGGGAGACATCAGCAAGGTTTACCCTGCAATGTTTTCTGAGGAATACCCAAAGCCTCTAGTTGCTAACTTCATTGACGTAGCAGCACGTGACCTTGCAGAAGCAATGGCACCGCTACCATCATTTAACTGCGCTGCAACCAATATGGTTTCAGATTCAGCACGCAAGGCTGCAGATACTCGTACTCGTATTGTTAATCATTACATCAGTGCATCTGAACTACAAATTCAAATGTATACTGGTGCTGACTGGTTTAATACCTACGGTATGTTGCCAGCACTTGTAGAGATGGACTACGAGACAAACAATCCTCGTATTCGTTTGCTTAATCCTTTTGGTACTTACCCTGAGATTGATCGCTTTGGTCGCACTGTTTCTCTTACACAGGTAATGGCATCTGACGCTGAGACTCTAGCAATGCAGTACCCAGAGTTCTATGACCAGATTATGCCAAAGAATGTGTACTCACCTGGTTCTCCTTATGTATCTCTAGTTCGTTATCACGACAAAGACCAAGACTTAATCTTTATCCCAGAGCGTAAAAACCTAGTACTCTCAAACATCCCGAACCCTATTGGTAAGTGTATGGCATACGTTGCTATGCGTTCATCCATTGATGGTGAAGCACGTGGACAGTTTGATGATGTTCTATCAGTTCAACTTGCTCGTGCTCGCTTTGCAGTATTGCAAATCCAAGCAGCAGAAAAATCTATCCAAGCACCTATTGCTATCCCACAAGATGTGCAAGAGTTGGCACTTGGTCCTGATGCGATTATGCGTTCTGCTAATCCACAAGGTATTCGTCGTGTTCCATTAGAACTACCACCTGGAGTCTTCCAAGAGTCAGGTGTACTAGAGCGTGAACTACGCTTAGGTTCTCGTTACCCAGAGGTTCGCTCAGGTAACATTGATGCATCTATTGTTACAGGTCGCGGTGTACAAGCGCTACAAGCAGGCTTTGATACACAGATCAAATCAGCACAAGCACAGTTTGCTCGCTTGTTTACAGACCTTGCTTCTCTTTGCTTTGAAGTAGATGAGAAGATCTTTGGTTCTATGCCAAAGGAAATCAAGGGCGTTGATGATGGTACTCCATTTAATATGAAGTACATTCCATCAAAGCAAATTGATGGTAACTACGGTGTAGATGTTCGCTACGGAATTATGTCTGGTATGGATCCTAACCGTGCCATCATTGCTTTACTACAAATGCGTTCAGACAAACTTGTATCTCGTGACTATGTACGTCGTGAGATACCAATGGAGTTAAACGTAACGCAGGAGGAACAGCGTGTTGACATTGAAGAAATGCGCGACTCTTTGCGTGTTGCTGTTGCTCAGTATGCTCAGGCAATACCAGCCCTTGCAGCGCAAGGCCAAGATCCGTCTCAAATCATTACTCGTATTGCAGAAGTTATCCAAGGCCGTCAAAAGGGTCTTCAACTAGAAACTATTATTGGTAAGGCATTTGCTCCAGAGCCTGCACCAGAGATGCCAGTAGCACCAGAATTAATGCAAGGTGCACCTCAACTTCCAGCAGCAGGTGCGATCAACGCCCCAGCCTCAGCGCAACCTCCACAAGAACAAGGTGGAATGGCCCCTGCTGCTGGTCAACGTCCAGATATAGCAAACCTACTAGCCGCCATTGGCGGGGCAGCATAAAGAGGGGGTGTAAATATGAATAAAGGATCACGTGCAGCAGCACCAATGTCAAAGCCAGTCGAAGGCAAGAAAGATACTTCTAAGCCAGCAGGACCAGGCAAGGTTGTACCATCAACAATGCCAGCAGGTCGTCGCGGCAACGCAGTAAAAAAGGGTTAATCTATTTTAATTAACGGAGGTATTGGGCGTGGATAATAATAACGATGTTCCACGTCCAATACACTTCGCTGATTTCTTAGTAACCCTTGCAGGTTTATTACATAACATACTCAGTTCACTACAAACATTTACAGAAGAGTTAATGGAAATAGCAATCTATAATGCTAACCGTAACTCTAAGGTAAACAAAGTGTGGGAACAATTTACAAATGATTTAGAAAAGATACAGGAGGAAACCGATGGCAGATAACCCAATCAGGGGCGTATCAGGTCCTGGCAAATTCTCTGTACGTACAGATCTACCAGCATCACAAAACTATGGTGACCGTCTTGCTATGCAAGAACAAATAGCAGGAGCACCTACCGCTAGAACGCCAGACGTTCGCGGATTACCTACAGGTCAAGTTCAGGCTGCAGCACAGGCTGCACCACAACCACCTATTACAGAATTATATGCACCAACTCAACGTCCTAACGAGCCAATCACTTCAGGTGTAGCAGTAGGACCAGGCCCAGGACCAGAGGTAATGGGCTATGCAGGACAGTCAGAAAAACTATCTGACATTTTATCTCAGATGCTTCCATACGATACAGATGGTGAAATAGCAATCCTTTATCAGCAAGCCGTATCCAGAGGTCTATAATGGCAGAAACGCCAAAGAACTCTAACCTTGCACAAGCAGCATTTCGTGCAGGATTAAATCCGTCACAGACACGTCAGATTGATGGCCTTGCTTCAGCATTGTCTACACATCAACGTCTATCTGATTTACCTAAGCAGTACGCAGCAGAAGAGTTTAACAAACTACCTAACAATAAAAAGCAATCACTTGTTGCGATGACTGGTACTAGTAAAGCAGACGATGACCCAAATCGTTCTTGGCTTGAGACTGGTGCTCATTACGCATTTACACCTTTTAAGGTAGCAGCAAAGACTTTGTTTGATGTACTCGATTATGCATCGGATACAATGACACGTGTCTATCGTACTGGTGCTATCGCTGCTAATGAAAGCATTAATTTTGGTGATGCTTGGGGCAAGGCAGGCCGTGACGGTGAGAACGTATTTATCCAAGACCGTATCAATACAGCAGTATCTCGCTATGGCTCTGCACGAGTAAATGTAGCAAAGCGTATTTCAGCAGGTGTTGCTCCAGAGATTATCTTTGCAGAAGCACAGAACGAAGAAGAAAAGCGTATTGCAGCAGAAGCACAGCAAAGCGAAACTGGCGACATTATGGATCCGCTACTGCGTGATGCAGTTGCAGAAGTAAACGCTGCTAAGTATTCTCCTGGTCGTCAGATTGCAAACCTATTCTTGCCTCGTGACTTAGAAGGTAAGGGACCGCTCTACTCCTGGATCTCAGGTGCAACAGATGCGACTTACCGTTTGTTTATGGACCCAACCCTTGCACTAGGCAAGGCTCGTAAGATTTATCTTGGTGGCTCACAGGCTCTTAAGATTACTGGCAAGTATGCAGCAACTGCAAAACTTGGTAGTGCTGAGAAGGTATCTAAGTACTTTGACACTACAGATATCTTTGGCACAAAGAATGTGCAGAACTTGTGGACAGATTACACAGATCGTTTTACTAAGTATGTAGCAGCAAAAGAGTCTAGACAAACTGAAGATATTCTTGCAGCACGTACAGCACTTAATGATTTAGCACCAGAACTAGGCGATGATTTTATTGTATCTTTCAAGTCATTTGGCGAGAAAGAGTTTGCTGGCAAGTGGGATCTAGATACTGCCAAGGCTTTCTTATCAGATGCCTCAAAGGTTGAGCCTATGCTCTATGGCCAGGCTGGTGCTCGTATCAAGTTGGCACCACGTATGTCTCCCGCACGTAAGGCGCGAGTACTTGCATTAACTACTGGACGACGTGTATTTGATATTGATAAAGATTCACGTGCACTAATCCGCACAATGGAATTAACAGATGAGGATGCACTTCTTTCTGCTGTTGTAGGTAGTGAGACACTATCTCCAGTACAAGCAGGCACAGAACTCGCTGGCAAGATTATCGAAGGTCGTCAGAACATCAAGCGATTTACTCCAGAGTACTTTGCTAATCGTATTGATCGTATCAAGGCTAAGTTCACACCTATTGCTTCCCTGATAGATGATGAAGCATTTGACCACGCATCAAAGAGTGCACCAGAAGATTTCTTCCGCTACTCACGTATGGCTCTAGGTTCATACCACGCACGAGCATTTACTGAGATTTATTCAGCATCTGATATTGGTCAACGCAAGTTGATGATGAAGGGTATTCAGTCAACTGTAGGAAACCTTATCGGTCTAGACAAGACCGAAGGTGGACGCAAGTTACTTAAGGCTATCTCAGATGATGTGTTCTCTGGTGCTACATACTCAGCACGTGCTGCAGATGGATCTATTCCATCAGAGGTAGACGGTATTGATAGTGCACTTTACTTTGCACAAACATCTAACGTATCTCGCGTTATTGGTCTTCGTGATATGCAGCGCTTTGCAGGACGTGAGTCCTTCCTAAGCCGTGTATTAGGTATGCAATACAAAGAAGGCGCAGAACGTACAGTAGATGCGTGGACATTTGGAACTATTGCAGGACCTCGTTTCCCAGTACGTAACGCTATTGAAGATTACACAATGGGTATCTTGAATGGTCAGTCAGTTCTCAAGACTGCACGCTCACGTCGTACAGCAACTAAGATTCGTCTAGGCTCTGGACAAGACCTAGGTATGGTTAACCGAATTGTTAAGCGTAAGGATCAAGAGTACTTTAAGACTCGCCTTGCTGCAGTTGACGGTGAAGTTGGAGCAATCAATCAATTGATTAAGCAAGGAATCCTCAAGAACGAGGATGTTGCTTCATATCGTGGTTTAACTTCACAACAAAGACTACAACAGCGCCGTATCATTATGGCAGAGGCTTTGCTTAGTTCTAAGATTGATGATGCTGTTAACGCAGATATCTTGGAAAAACTACCAAGTCATATCAAGGACTTTGTTAAGTATGGAAACCTAGAGGCACTACTGCGTGGAGCAGGAGAAGGTGCATCTAATGCAATCAGTGGACTTAATGCATCATCACGTGCGGTAGCAACTGCAGATCGTAATGGAAAGACTGTTGCTCTTACCTATAATGATAAGGCAATGCGTCCAATTGGTGGAAGTGGTTTCACTCAGAAGTCTCTTATTGATGACCAGGGTAAACTTGCCTGGGGTTGGAACATTATTATCCGCTCAACCGATGATATCGGTGAACGTGCTATTCAATTATTTGATGACAAGATTACACAAGAAGAATTTGTCTCTCAACTTGCACCGCATATTGGATCTTTCGGAGATCAACTAACAACCTTTATGCGTTACACAAAGCCAGACTACACACCACAGCAGCACGCAGCAGCAATCTACGATGACCTAAAGAATCTCTTCAGTCGTCAAGATGGCAAGTCTGTTAATATGGATTTAGTTAATAAGATCCGTAAAGTAGATGCAGATGGCAAGGCATATATTGATTTAGAAGATTTTAACCTAGAAGATCTACCTACAAACATTGAAGACCTACCTGCATCTGTAGCAGGACCTGCATTTATGCCAGTAATGGAAAGCAAGAACATCCTTACTGACCTATCTAAGCGTGGATGGACCTGGTTAGGTGAGTCAAACGCACGTTTCTCACGTGAACCATTGGTCGTTAACG